AAGGACTTAAAACATTGTTCGTAGAACATTATGTTGAAGTTCCAGAAGATAAGTACAATGTTATTGATGAACTCGCAAATCGTCTTGATGAGATGGAAGAAAAACTCGACAGTGAAGTCCAGAAGAATATGGATGTAGTTGCTGAGAACGACCAACTCAAAAGAGGCAATGTGATTAGAGAGGCATGTAATGACCTAACTGAATCACAAACAGAGAAGATGGTTTCTCTTGCAGAAGGTGTAGACTTCACAAGTGCTGAAGACTTTAGTGATAAAGTTGAAGAACTTAAGAATGCTTACTTTCCAAAAGAAGAAGACATCGCAGAAGAAACGAGAGTAGAAGAAGGAACTGGTGAATTTACTTCAAGTGAAGAAACTGTTCTAGATCCTACTATGACTCAGTATTCATCTGCAATTAGTAAACTACAACCATTAGGTTAAATTTAAAGGAAATCAGAAATGTTTTTATCAGAAAATTTACAAGAAAAGTGGAGCCCTATTCTAGAGCACTCCGATTTACCTAAAATCGAAGACAACTACAAAAGAGCCGTCACTGCTGTAATCCTAGAAAACCAAGAGAAGGCACTTGCAGAAGACCGCCAAACTCTTGAGGAAGCAGCACCTTTAAATGCTACTGGCACTGGAATTAGTAATTGGGATCCTATCCTAATTTCACTAGTTCGAAGAGCTATGCCAAATCTCGTTGCTTACGACATTTGTGGTGTTCAACCAATGACTGGTCCTACAGGACTTATCTTCGCTATGAAAGCAAGATACCAAGATTACCCTTCAGGTACAAGATTAGCAAATTCAGAAGCTATGGGTGTTAATGAGCCGAGAACTGCTCATTCAGCCGCAGCTAACACTGACAACGCTGGTGTTGATGCTGATCCAGAAGGTGATCCATTTGCTGGTGGTAGTGCGTATCAAAACGCTACTTCTACTGGTATGAGCACAGCTACAGCTGAAGCATTAGGCGATGCCGCTAATAACGCATTTGCTGAAATGTCATTCACAATTGAAAAATCAACTGTGACTGCTGTATCCAGAGCATTAAAAGCAGAATACACTCTAGAACTTGCACAAGACTTAAAAGCAATCCACGGTCTTGACGCTGAATCTGAGTTAGCAAACATTCTTTCAAGTGAAATACTTGCAGAGATTAACAGAGAAGTTGTAAGGGAAGTAAACAACCAAGCAAAAACTGGTGCAGCCGCAACAGCAACTGCTGGTACTTTCAACTTAGATGTTGACGCTAACGGAAGATGGTCAGTTGAGAAGTTCAAAGGTTTATTGTTCCAAATCGAAAGAGAATCAAACACAATTGCAAAAGAAACTCGTAGAGGAAAAGGTAACTTTATCCTTTGCTCAAGTGATGTTGCATCTGCTCTTTCAATGGCTGGTGTATTAGATTACGCACCTGCACTTTCCACTAACTTGAATGTTGATGACACAGGCAATACTTTCGCCGGTGTTCTTAACGGAAGAGTTAAAGTATATGTTGATCCATATGCTGGCGCAGACTACATGACAGTTGGTTATAGAGGTACTAACCCTTATGACGCTGGTATGTTCTATTGCCCATATGTTCCATTACAAATGGTTCGTGCTGTTGGCGAAAATACTTTCCAACCTAAAATCGGTTTCAAAACAAGATACGGAATGGTTTCAAACCCATTCGTAGGTGCTACACCTGCTAACGGTCTTGCGACTGATGGAACTAACCAATACTACAGAAAAATGGTAGTTTCTAACATTATGTAAGAAACTCTATTGTAGTAGAACTACAGTTCAAAGTTAAAAGGGGTCTTTCGAGACCCCTTTTTTTATGCACTAAATATAAAGTATCATTAAGATACAGACATAACACACATACACACAGGAGGAAATTATGTCACAACCAAAATCAGGCTTCGAAATCAGAGCCGACTTACTAAACCAAGCACAAGGTCTCTTAGAAGGAAACCTCTACAGAGATAATGAGGCTATTGGTATTCACAATGAAAACTTCCCAAACGATAAAAGGGCACTAGGTGACCAATTCGTTTCTACGGAAGAAGTCATTGCGACTGCTAGACAGTTGAATGAGTTCGTTAATGAGAAGTAAATACTTTTATTAACTAAGAAAGGGGACTACGGTCCCCTTTTGCATAAATAGTAGCATGGGTATAAAAACAGATATAAACAAATCGATTCTAAATAAAAATAACTTTAGACTTCTAATAGATAAAGTCCCTACTGTAGAATATTATGTTAGAACAGTAAACATACCAGGTGTTCAGTTTGGAGAAACAGTTCAACCTGCTGGTGTTGGTTTAGAAGCTTTCTTTCCAGGCGATAAGGCATCATTCGATACATTAGAAGTATCATTCTTAGTAGACGAAGACTTACAGAACTTTGTAGAGATATACAATTGGATAGACTCTATAGTTCCTTTAAGTGATCCAGAATTGTATGGAACATTTACCGGAACTGCAAAATCAGGTACAAATGTTTTACAATCTACTGCAAATGACTTAAATCAATACTCAGATATAACACTAGTTATCAACACAAATAAAAATATCGCAAACAGATATATTAGATTCCATGATGCATTTCCTATTGCATTAGGTTCAATTGAACTAGAATCTGGTGCTGATGCAGAACCAGCACTAGTTAATGTATCATTTAGATTCTCATACTACGACATAGCAACCAAGTCTTAAAACCCCTTATAAATACTACTATATTGTGTTATAATGGTATATTATGAACTTACAAGAACTTAAAGCTGAGTGGGAAAAGGATTGCATTATTGATGATATAGAACTTGATTCTGCATCTTTAGAAGTTCCCAAACTCCACGCAAAATATTCAGACGAACTAACCAACAAAGTATTACTACTTAAGAAGTTAAACACTGACTACAACGAACTATTAAAGTATAAGTGGTTGTGGTTTACAGGTAAGTTAGATGACGATACTATAGAGAAGTTTGGTTGGCAAAAAGACCCATTCGATGGTCTTAAAATCATGAAGAATGATATGAATTACTTCTTCAATTCAGATGAAGATTTAGTTAAATTAAAATCTAAAATAGAATATCTTGAAGTCACTGTAGACTTCATTAAGAGATGTATGGATAATATCACATGTAGACATCAAACAATCAGAAACACCATTGAATGGCGCAAATTTATGGCGGGTCAATAATGATATTAAGACAATATTGTGTAGTCTTTCCTAATTATTTTACACCACACGAAGTTGATAAGATACACGCAGTTGCAAATCAAATAGAAACTCTTCCAGGTCTTATTGGTAATAAAGATGTGGATCCAGATTCACCTGATCCATTGGAAGGTAATGATGATAGATACATCAGACAATCAGAAATTAAATGGGTAGAACACAATATCATGCCCAATGAGATTCAACAAAGAATTACAGATGGAGTAAATCAAGCAAGTATAGATGCAGATTGGTTGCATCAGTGGGACCATGTAGAAAATCATCAATATACAATTTACAAACATAGACCAGATGAACCAGTCACAGGAGATTTCTATACATGGCATACAGATGCCGGTGAAGGTGACCAATCGCCTGGTGGTAGAAGAAGAAAACTTAGTTCAACAATTCAATTATCAGATGCAGATGAATATGAGGGAGGCAACTTTCAATGGATTGAACCAGCAGGCTTATTTGATAAACTCAAAGCAACAGGTTCTCAGAACATCAATGTGGATCCATATATCAAGACAGCACCTTTCAGTGCAAAGGCACGAGGAACACTTATCGTATTTCCTTCATTTGTGCATCACCAAGTCACGCCGGTGACACGAGGAACAAGAGTATCTCTAGTTAGTTGGTATCATGGTCAACCCTATGTCTAATCAAGTTATCGTCTCAAAGGTAGACGAATGTTTTATGAAAGTCGAATGTGACGATGGTCTTGCACGAGACTTATACGACTTCTTTTCGTTTACAGTTCCAAATGCTAAGTTCATGCCTTCTTATAGAAATAAGTATTGGGATGGCAAAGTCAGACTGTTTTCAATAAAAACTCGTAAGATTTACATAGGACTATTACCCTATGTTGACGAGTTTTGTAGAGAAAGAGGTTTCGATTTTAGTGGCATAGAAGATGTAATAGGAGAGAAACAAAGAGCAACAGAAGAGTTGCATCAGTTTATAGAAGAACTAAATTTACCTTTCTCACCTAGAGATTATCAGATGGAAGCATTTAGAACTGCTGTGCAATATGGCAGACAACTTCTTTTATCTCCAACTGCAAGTGGTAAATCATTAATCATTTATATGTTGGCAAGATACTATAATAAGAAAACTGTAATCATAGTTCCAACAACATCATTAGTAGAACAAATGGCGAAAGATTTTGTAGAGTATGGTTATAAAGAACCTATCTGTAAGATATATCATGGTCAAGAAGTGTTCGATGCACCTATAACAATTACTACATGGCAATCATTTAGTAAAGCACCCAAGAAGGTAATGCAAACATTCGACATGGTTGTCGGAGACGAAGCACACTTATTTAAGGCAACAACACTTAAAGGTATCTTAGAGAAGATGAAGTCTACTGCAATTAGAATAGGTACAACAGGAACATTAGATGGTTCAGAAGTTCATAGACTACAGTTAGAAGGTTTGTTTGGACCTGTTAAGAAAGTTGTATCATCTTCCGAACTTATGGAAAAGGGAACAATTGCACAAATTAATATTGATTGTGTCAT